CAGACAGCTCGGCAAGGATGTGCGGGTCGTGAGTACAGACCAGTATGACCGGGAACCTTTGCTTGATTTTCTTCAGCCCTCTAGCAAACTGCCTGGCGTTTACTTCGTCCAGGCCATCGCCCGGCTCGTCTGCGATCAAGACGTTGCAGGGGTTGGTGACGTCCCGCAAGGCAAAAGACAGGATGAGGGAAGCCATTTTGGTCTCCCCGCGGGACTGGTCCTCGATCTTGGGTCCGCCATGTTGGTTGACAATACAGACGTCGATGTCGGTTTTGTCCATCTCAAACGTCGCGGTAATTTCCCCGTCAGAGAACAGGTCTGAATAGTAGTCTGCCGCCGCGGTTAGACGTGGACACAACTCAGCCATGATGAAGGCCGGTACGCCATTCCGGGAGAAGGCTTCAGCGGCAAACTTGAGGAACTCAATCTCGAGTCCCATGTCCAGTACGCCCTGCTTAAAGATCCTCATGTCGGCGCGGGTCTCCTTTAAGAGCCGATGGTACTTGGACCGCTTGGTGCTTACCTTTGCTGCTTCGGCCAGGAGCGCCTGTGGTGTGGTCATACTGGCTTTGGTGGTTCTGAGCTTGGCCCTGGCGGTGGTGAGCCCCTCGGTACCCTCTTGTCTGGTGTCTGACCATCTTTGAAATTCCTCGCGGGCCTCCGTCAACCCTGCCCTCAGTTGCTTCCATGTCCGCCTGAATTTCGTGAGCTCGGCTTTCGCCTTTACCTGTGGTGGCACCTTGACCTTCACCAGCTTCTGCCCACATGTAGGACACTGGTCCGGCTGGGACGTGGCGGCATCGATCTGGTCCTCGAGTATGTCGATCCTACCTGCAACACGTCCCATCGAGGTTTGGTAGTTCTTCACATCATCAGGGTTCGGCCGTGGTGGTAGGCCATCGAAGTAGACTTGCCACTCGTCTACCTTGGTTTGTTGGGCCAGTGTTGCCTGTTTAAGCTTGGTCAGCTGCTTGTTCAGTGCCTTGGTGTCCGGTGGTACCAAATCCGCGAGGAACTCGTTATAGTGCACTATTTCGGTCCGGCAAGCGTCGTACTCGGCCTGCCACTCTTCCCTCGACCCCTGCGCGTTGCTGATCTCCTTTCGGATAGCAATTTGTGCGTTCTCGAACCGTTCGATGTTGAGGAACTGGGCGAGGAGCTTCTTGCGATCGGTTGGTGTGCCATGGAGTAGAGCGTTGACCTGTAGTTGATCGATGAACACGGCGTTCGTCAGAATGTCCCAGGTCATACCGGTCAACTCCTGGATTCGTTTTTGCGTGTCGCCTTGTCCCATACCGGTTGAGATGTCCTGCCCATTGTGTATGACAGTCAACCGGGTAGGCCGCCGCTGTCGGTACACCTCGAAGGTGGACCCGTCAGGCAATTTCATCTCAAGCCCAACCGTGGCCGGTCCTTCACTACCGTCCCGAACCCATCCATCGTGCTTCTGCCCCTTCAAGGTCTTCCCTTCAAGTGCTATTGGGATCAGGTGGAGGAGGGAGGTCTTCCCGGACCCATTGGACCTGCCGTCCCAGTCGAGGTTCTTACCGGTAATCACTGTGATGCCAGGGTCCATCGGCAGTTCGACTGTCTCAAACGACATGGCGTTCCGGCCAACCACTCGAGTTATATCGATGGCGCCCTGGCGGCGTAGGGACTTTCCAGTTGACTCGAGTCGATTAGTCAGATAGGCAGTCAGGACTCCCTCCTGCCCCTTCAGGGCCTTGGGAGTGTTTGCTTTCAAGTACGCCTTGATGATGTCCTCGTCGTCACCTTCTGCTGCGATGGAAGTGGTGTCGGACTTGACCTGCCGTGGGTCCATTACGATCTCGGCCTCGGGATACTTTTTCTTTGCGGACCGCTCGGCTCGCAGGAGCTTCTGCTGGTACGCAGGATCTTCCTTGCGGTAGTTCACTCTAATACGAACCCGTGAGCCTTTGAACGTGTCTGGTGCGACTTTGTCGAACCCGGCGACACTTGGGTCGTACCAACCCGGGAGGCTGCTGCTAAGGCGGTACATACGCTTCTCTGAGTACAGCAGATATCCTTTCCGCTGGTTGCACTCTCCCCAGTCCTGCGCAAAGGGGCTGCCAGCGTACCAACCGTTCGGACCAATCTTCTGCCGGAAGTGGACATGGCCGCCGACGGCAAACATGTACTTTTCCATGTACAGGGCCTTCCGAGACAGCCCGGCTTCGATACCACGCTGCCGGTCATACTTTGCCCCGGAGACGTCCTCGTGGAAGCAGAGGATACCATCCATCCCATCGGCCAGGCTCCCGAACTCCCGTGCGGTCTTTTTGAGCGAGTCCTTCACGCGCCGGTAGGGCAGCATAAACAACCGCACATCGTTCTCACTCATGTGGATGACATCAGGGTCGGTAAAGGTCTCCGCGCCTGCCGCTTCCAATGTTGGGAACCAGTCCTGGGAGTCATCACTCATACTGAGCCGGTCGTGGTTGCCTAGTAGAACGAGGAACCGGATACCAAGAGCCTTGAACCGTTTGACGATCTCGATTGCCTTGTTAGACACACGCTGGTCCACTGGGTTGAGAATATGCTTGACGTCGCCGAGGTGGACCACCGCCTCGAGCTTGCGTCTGGTCTGGTGAATAGCAAGGATGTCCTGGACAACCGTTTCCACTTGGGGAAGATTGCTCCAGGACATCTGCCAGTCTCCAGTGAAGAGGAGACCAGGATTCACTTTTTTGCCACCTGTCCGGCCATGAACCGGATGCTATTGTACACTTGCGACGGGAACCACGCTCGGAACATACCGTCCTCAGGTGGAGGGAATACACTCAACCGGTCGATTGCGCCGGCTGCCATGACGCGGGTCTTGGCATTGTTGTTCGTACCAAGCAGGATAGCGCGCAGATACCCGACAACTGAGAACCGGAGGTTGCGCATCTGCTCTACGTCGGCCTCCCGGAGTACTGGAGCTACTTCTGCCCAGTCCCGTGACCAGACCAGCTTGGAGAACATGTAACCGTCGACCTCGGCCCCGCCCACTTGAACAGCCTTTGCTGCGTCGCCGTCACCATGTACAAAGTGCTCGAAGACGTTGAGTATGACACGCGGACTGGATATACCCTGCTCATCCAAGATGTCTACCAGCTTATCCACCTCACCTGAGTAGGCCACGGCCTTTGCGGCGCGCTTCAGCAGCACCTTGATACCACCACTCCGGAGCCCCTTGAGTTTGAACTCAGCACACCGGCCCCGGAGGGTCTTGATAATCTTACCGGGTTCGGTGGTACAGATGATCCAGACGGTGTCCTTTGCCGTGTCCTCGAAAGGTTTCAGTAGGCAGTTCTGAGCGGCTGACGTGAGGCGGTGGGCCTCGTCCAGGATGATGACCTTCTTCCTCGAACCCGGTTGGGGCATATACGTTGCGTCCCGAGCCAGTTGTCGCATGTCGTCAACACCGTTAATATCTGAAGCGTTGATCTCTCGGATGTCAAAACCGGCGTACTCATCCCATAGCTCGGGGCCAGGTTCACCGAACACATCGCCGTCCATCTGGAAAGACAGGGCAATAATGCGGGCGATGGTGGTTTTCCCGGCCCCGGTCTCACCGGAGAACATCCAAGCTTTTGGGATGCGCCCCTGAGCGAGCCGTTTCTTGATTGAGGCCACCATGGACTTCTGCCCAAGGAGCCTCGAGAGTTTCTTTGGTCGTGTAGCAAGTGCGAGAACTTCCTGCATGTCTGTACCTCCCTCTCATCTACTTGATGCGAACGTGCTTTGCCAATTCAGCCGCTATCTTCGACACGCGAGTCAGGTAGGCCTGGATACGCTGGAGGAGCTGCTGCTGCTGGCGGGCGTTCATGGTCGGAGTGAAGAGTTCTTGGAGACCATCGTTGACCTTGGTGTTGGTGGTGTCACCGTCGCACAGTTCCATAATTGCCATGATGAGGAATTGCTCTACATTTGATTCGACTTCAGGTTCGCGGCGGGTCTGACTGAGCAGGCTTTCTTCCTCGCCGGCGAGGGCTCGGTTGTTTCGGCTCGAGTGTCCGGGCGGAACCTTACCGTCAGACCTGGCCCAACCACGAGGGGCAGCGTTCTCCTTCGAAACAACATCCGGTTTATCATCGACCGGGTCCGGAATGGGTGCCGGGGTCGGGGCCGTCTTCTTGGTTGCCTTTCGGCTCGCTCTACTCTTTTTTGCCATTGTTCGTCTCCCTTTCACTTCTTGTATTTGATGGTACCTGCTGGCAGGAACTTAGAGTCGCCACGGAACAGGATTTTGTAGTCGCACTCCGAACGTTCAATACCACCTGCCTTGTTCTTGTCGTTCCTGAGCCGGCCACCAATACCAATCTTCCTACCCTTGACCTTGGTGGACGGTATCAATAGGATTTTACGCATCCTGACCCTCACGTGTGCGCCAAACTTAAATGCGTTTCCGCCAGGCGTGTAGGTCTTGTCCCCGAACATCTGGCCGGGGTTCTCGCGGAGCTGGTTAATGAATATCCCAGTTGTGCTGTACTGCCTGAACAAAGGAACCCACCGGCGCATGAGCAGGGCCAAGAACTTCGGTAGGGATTGTTCGGTGTTCATCGACTGGTCGAAGCCGGCTGCGGACATGGCTTTCGGCATCATGTTGGCCACACTGTCCAGTACAAGAATGCGTTTGCCGTTCGGGTCATATTTGTGCAGGGCCTCGAGGAGGGCTTCGGCCTCCTTGGTCATGTCTTGAGCACAGGCTAACCGTTCGTCACTACCGAACTTGCCGAGGTATGGTTTGATGAGATGGAAAGTGTCCGCACCTTCATGGCACGTTAGACCACGCTTTTGAAACCAGTAACCATCGTCAGCCCCTTTCGGCTGTTCAAAGCTGTCTTCTATGTCCAACCATATGACGTCCGCACCATCGGCCTGACAGGCGGCAGCAATGTCACCACTAAGAACCGACTTACCGCAGGAAGGTTTCCCACTCACTTCAATGATGGCGCCATAGGGTAACCCTTTGGTCGTGTGACCAAGTACAGGGTTCAGATCGGGTCCGAGGTCAAGGTACTGACGTGGTGTCCAGTCCTGTGGAGCGTGCTTCAACTTGGCCCGGATTGCGGTGAGTGTTGGTTTGCGTTTTGCCATATAAGTCTTCCTCTTTAACGGGAGATGGGGAGGACCCCGAAGGACCCTCCCCTGCCAGGAGCGAGCATGGACTGGCTAAGTCGCTCGCCGCCGCGTTACTTTCTTCTTGGCGGCAGGTTTCGTGGCGCGCACTTTACGTGGCGGAGGTGGGTCGTCGTCATCCTCGTCGTCGTCCTCATCCTCGTCGTCGTCGTCGGGGTCCGTGTCGTCGTCGGGATCGGCGTCGTCTTCGTCGTCATCCGGATCTTCCTCATCAGGATCGGCGTCGTCTTCGTCCTCTTCGTCCTCGTCGTCATCTTCCTCGACTGGCGCAGGTTTCTTTTTGCGGGACTTCTTCTTGGGTGGCGGTGTTTCCTCTTCGTCCTCATCGTCGGACTCGTCGTCGTCCTCCGCCGGCGCGGGCTTCTTCTTCGCCTTCTTTGCCGGGGCCGTCTTGGTCGCCGTTCGCTTCTTCTTGGGAGGCGGTGTTTCCTCTTCGTCCTCACCCTCGTCGTCGTCCTCGTCGTCGTCATCCTCCTCGTCGTCTTCGTCCTCTTCGACTTGAGCAGGCTTCTTCTTGGCACGTTTGGGTGGTGCCTTCTTCTTGGCACGTTTGGGCGGCGGGGTCTCGTCTTCGTCCTCATCGTCCTCGTCGTCCTCGTCGTCGTCGTCATCCTCCTCGTCGTCGGTGTCTTCGGCGTCCTCTTCCTCTTCGACTGAGTCCTCTTCGTCAGCGTCCTCGTCCTCGTCCTCGGCGGCAACTTCCTTACCGGTGTAAGCAGACTCACACGCGGCGGCGTCGTAAGTGCCGGCGATTTCTTCAAGGGACTTCAACTTGGCAAGGATCTCCTCAGGAACTTCCGAAGCGTCCATGTCCGGTTCGGGCGGGCCATACCGGGTGTCGAGGCCGGCGCCGGTGCGGTTGATCGCGATGTTGAACCCGTTTTTCGGGTCGTCGTAGTTGCGGCGTTTGCTGGTAATCAGGCGCAGGACAGAAGAGGAGAGGGCCTTCGAACCGCCGAGTGTAAGGTACCAAGTGTATGGACCACGCCACTTGCCTGTATCTTCGTCCACCACAGCAACCTGAAGGACCATTTGTTCCTTGATGGCCATACCAGTCGCCTTCTTGACATTGGCCGATTTGCCGCTGCGTTCGAGGCTGCTGATCTTCTTGCAGACATAGCAGGACTTCCCATTGTGGGACTTGCCGCAGGTGAGGAACTTCTTACCCTTACCAACGTCGCCGTGAGCTTGGAACTCGAGGAACGGCGCCTCGTTTGTCCCCAACTTGTTAGGGAGGATGCGGATGATGTTGTCACCCTCAACCAGTTTGAACCGACCACCTTGTGACCGTTCCTTGACCTTCTGCCGGGCTGCTTCTTTCCAGCCAGGCTGCTTTGCTTTGTTACGTCGTCTCGTTGCCATACTCTAGTCTCCTTTTGAAATGGTCGCGCCAGGGTATTTATCCTTGGCGGCCTTGCGAATTTCGTCGAGAGCCGAGTGACTCTGGCCTCTCATAACGAACTCCTCAGCACGGATCATTTGGCTTACCACTTGGAGCATATCCTTGCGGTGCCGAAAGGACTCAAGGAGGAGCCGTGCGGCCTCCTCCTCTGCCTGTGCTTCTACTAGGACAGCAGCCTGCTTGATCACCGCTTTGGCGAGGACGACACGCGCCCTGACTTCTGCTTCGGTTACTCTGTCAGCACTGCCCTTTAACTCATCTCGGATTCGTTTTGAAGCCCGTGCGTCGATGCGCTCTAACTTCAAAGCGGCGGTCCGTGAAGCTCTCATGGTTTGGACCCTGTACCGTGCAGCCATGGCGTGCAGACCCGGTTGAGCGGCGGAGGCAAACACAACCTCACCGTCGGAGAATTCCAACGCGTCCAACAAAGCCTGAACGTCCACGGCCTTTGCAAGGATACTGTCTAGTCCCATTGAGTTATTGTACGGGGCAGAGTCAAGCTCCCATCCCGAATTCATCCCTCACTTCGAAGAAAGGCGGTGTGTCTTCGATGGTGGGTGCGGGGAGGGTACGAGGGGCATTAGCACCCTCTTGTGACCGCTCCTTGTCCCGAGCTTCATCCCGATCCGGCTGTTTCACTTTCTTGCGTCGTCTCTTTGCCATACTCTAATCCCCTTTTGAAATAGTCAGGCTGCTAGGCCAAATTCGTCCCGTACCTCCGCGTCGATCATGGTATTGTATTTGCGCCAATCCTTGAGGAACTTTTCGGTGCTGGTCCCACGGTAGTCGCCGCACATGGTGGCGTACCGGAAACCAACTTCTGCCTCGGCTGCCAGCGGTACCTCGAGCTTGACGCCAAAAGTCTTACGGGTGAACTCTGGGACGGCTGTTTCCATCAGGTACTTGCCCTGCTTGAAGCAGTCCTGCATGTGGCGAACCTTGGTACGGAACACCAGCGCATCGTGGACTTCCATGATGGGGTTGCGCAGCATGTTGAACGTCTTGGGTTTGCGGTGTAACAGGGCCATAGCATTCAGGATCATCTGGTGGGCAGCGCCTTGGATAGGTGAGTTCACTGCTTGGTTCTCCGGGTTGGTGTCCCGTTCCTCATCTGCTGCGTCACCAATGGCACGTCTGAAGCCGAAAATTGTGTCCACGTACCCGTGCTCAAGGGCAAAGGCCCGCATGTGCTTGATGTACCGGCCGACGCCTGTATAGGTTTTGAAGTACCCGCGGTGGAAGTCCCGGGCCTCCTCCTCAGTCTTTTTGATCCCTTTGACTTTGAGGTAGTTGTATAGGCCACCTTCGGACAGGCCATAGACCAGACCGAAGTGGCAGTTTTTGATGAACGTGCGGGTCGGCTTGTCGTTCTTGATGAACTCAAGGCTCCATTCCGGGTTAATGGCATGTCCCACAATACAGTGAATGTCGCTGGCCGGGTCTGCCTCGTCCTGAGTAGCAGCGTGCATAAACTGTTTGATCAACAGTTTGTCCTGTGCCACCATGGCGAGGAACCGAATCTCGACCTGACTGTAGTCAAAGGCCATAAACAAGTCAAGGTCCAAGATCTGTTCTGGGATGGGTCCTCCCGTCCAATCCAGAACCCGGTACCAGTCAGGGTCACTGACCAGTAGGTTCTTGAGGAACGGTTTGCCATGGAGGTTCTGCATGTTGACATACCCGGGATTCTTCTTCCCGCCACCGCTCCTGAGCCGGCCCGTGATTGCCCCGGCGAGCATCCACTTAGTCCGAAGCTCCCCACCATGAATCCGGGCCGACTCGGCATATCCATCGATGTAGGTGGATTGCATTTTGCTGTACATACGCCAATCAAGTACAAGGTCGACCGCTTTATGTGGGGTCTCGTGTTGCATTCTCTCAAGGACTCTCTTGTCTGTACCTTTGCTGTCCATGGGCCGCTTCAGTTTCAGTTTGCGGAACAGCAGGTCCTCAACCTCTTCGGTGGTACACCTGAACGCAGGGTTGTCAGCAAGCAACCGAAGCCCATTTAAGCTCGTCTCGATCGCCGGTGGTACAATCTTCCGCACGGACTTCATGTACCTGGCATCCAAGCATGGTCCTCGGTCCTGCATACCGTCTAACGTCATCCCAGCCCACACATACACCTGGAGCAAGTCCTGCCGAACGTGCGGTATGGTGTCGGCGTCAATCTCGTAGGTCAGCGCCGCGTCGGCACAGTTGTATTTCGCGATCTGGTGGAGTGGGATGTCGCCGTAGTCAATGGGCGTCTTGAGGTACGGTTTGATGTATGCTTTGTAACCAGCATACAGAGGGTAGAGTTTGTCGCTGATCGCTTCCAGGCCATTGGACTTCATGTAGGTCCGGCGCAGGAAGTTGCTGTAGTGGGTGTCGCCAGTGTACCCTTGAACCTTGATACCTTCGGACCGGAGGCCCTTGACGTCTGAACTTCCCCAGTGGAACGACTTTTCGACCTCGGGGTCCTCGAGGAACTCCTTGATGAGTTGGAGGCAGGCTTCTGCGTCCTGTGGGTTTGGGTTCTCCGGATGGAACAAGATGACAGTGCGGGCCTTCCCACGCGCCCATGAGAACCCCACGTTCAGCAAACCATACTTGGGGGAGTCTTCAATGTCCACAGCAATGCGACGGCCCTTGGCAGCGAACCGCCTGAGCTTGGCTATGAGCTTTGCTGTACTGGAGACCTTGGAGACATACTTGAAATCGGACTTCTCGAGGAACGCCCAGCGGCCAGGGTTCTTCGCCAACCAGACAGCAGCCTTCAACTTGTCCCGCCACTCCTCCAGCTTCCATTCCGGGTACCCGCCACCAGTGAACCTGGCTGGGTGGTCGATACAAAACATGGTGGCCTGATACTTGTCGGACCACTGTACCGGCTTGGCCTTTTTACGTTGAGCACCAAGCATGGCGTTCGCGACTTTGTCACCAAGTAGGATGTACACAGAGGCCCTTCCACCACTCGCGGAGATGCCCCTTCTGGTGTGGTAGGAGCAGGCCTCTATCTCTGTGTCCTTGGGGTTCCTGTTTTTGGTAGTTGCCCCAGAACGAATTGTTGGACGGCAGCATACTATATGGTGGGTGTCGAACAGGCCGCGGTCCCCTCCAGCAGCCTCAATCTCTTCCCATAGCATGCGCCCATTGGCACCGACGAGCTCCAACCCCTCATCGGACTCTGGTTTTCCCGGTGTCAAAGACCAGACCATACCAGGCTTCCCTTCGACACGGTCTGTGCCGATGACCTTGACACGATCCGGGTTTTCCAATGGACACGCAATACAACCTGCGCCGGTCTTCCACTTTTGGGAGACCTGCCGCCCGCTTTTTCCGAGCTCTTTTTTGCCCCCGTCAAGGAGATCCAAAAACTGTACCATCCCTACTCCTGCGGGGCTGACGCGACCAGTGTGAAGTTCCCAGAGGTCAGGATCAAATGCCCTTGCTCAGCAACTTGGATGGTGATGTCATCGGTACAGGCCTGCAAAAATGGCAGGAGTGTCTGTGGTGTGCACAGGAACTCGAAGTCCTGCTCGGGGTCTTCTGCCAAACGGATCTTCTCGGTGAACGTCCCATAGGTCTCTTTGACCACCAGTGAGAGCAGGGGCTTCCCGGCCAGGCCGGTACACTTGGCCGTGACGGTCTCGCCAGTTCGAGATGTGACGTAGCTGACCAGTCGTTCGATTGTCTGAGTAGCCACCACGGCAGACATGGTACCAATCTCGGGGGAGTCGGCCAGGGCTTCCATACTGGCGACCATTTTGTCGGCGGGAAACTTCTTCCACAGTTCATTGAACGTCCTGAGGATACGCCCTTCAGCAAACAGGATGCGCGCCCCCAACTTGCTAACCTTGATTTGTGCCCCTCCGGCGATCAGCTCAGGTAGGGTAACCGGCAAGCTTGTCTGGAGTGTCAACCCGTCCACATCTGCGGTAAACAAGACCTGCCCGTCGGCGGCCATGACTTTGCCATACTTCTTCGAAATGTGGATGGAGTTGAGTTCGGGGCGTGTCGCCTCCTCTGTGGCGTACTTCTGTGCGAGTTTAAGAGCCGTGGTGAGCTCGTCGGACATCTTCAGGGACTTCTCCCCTTCCAACGGTTCGACGCCCGTGTAGCCCTTTAATTCCTCACTGGACACCAGTTTGGCACGTCGGCGACCATTCCGGATGTTCAGGGTCTCGTTGAACTCGACCAGGAGCTCCCGCTTTGCTGGTCCGACAAAGGCGAGAAGCTGCTTGCGGTCTACAAACACAACGAACGGATCGCAGGGGTTCTCGACTACCACGTCGGCGGTCCCGTGGACGTTACCGGCCAATTGGAGACTGACCTTGGTACCATCGCAAATGAACTTGATGAACTCTGTGGACTTGACGGCAGACTGTACTGGTACAAGGTTCAACACCTTCAGCGCGTCTTTCATGGCCTCGACTTTGATTTTCATGGTGCTCTCCCTTTACTTGATCGCCGTGAAGAACTCGGCTTTGACGTGGGGCGATTCCTTGTCCCCGAAAATACCGCGCAGGGCCGTTGTCCGCATAACACCGCTCTTGCGGATACCGCGGGCCTGCATACATGTGTGAGTGGCCTCGAGGACAACTGCGCAACCCTGCGGATGCACAGTCCGTTGGAAGATCCCAACAATGTCCTCGGCCAACCCTTCCTGAACCTGTGGCCGTGCTGCCAAGATTTCGACCATGCGGGGGATTTTACTCAACCCTACAATCTTGTCGTCTGGGATGTAGGCGAAGTGCCATTGGCCAGAGAAGGGCAAAAAGTGGTGGGAGCACCATGACGTGAACTCGACGTCTTTGACGATAATCATCTGGTCGAGACCGTCCTTGTCGAACGATGTGTTCAAGGCGTCCGCCGCATCCATACCAACACCCCAGAAGATGTCAGTGTACATCCGCACCAGCCGGTCCGGTGTACCTTCAAGATGCCTCTTGGCTACCACCTTATTCAAGCCGGTAGCCGAAATCATATTTGAAAAGGCGTTGCGCAGCTGTGGCTGCCATGAGAATCTGTCTTCGATCATTTGGTCTCCTTGGTGTATGGTACGGGGCAGAGTCAAATCAAATCGTTCGTACCCTTGTAGACTGGACGAGGACGGCCCTTGACCGCGTCGCGGAACTGCTGAATGTTGAACCGGGACCGCTCCCAAGAACTATTGACCAGCCGGTCCCAGGTATACCCTTGCGCCTCGAGATTTTCAATCACGGCCTCCCGTGCGACTCCTTCCAGCCTTTGGATTACACCTGGCGTTGAGCCACCGCGCTTAGTAGGTGCTGTACTGATCTTCCATGTGGAAACTTGCTCCCGAACCGGGTCGCAAAGGATGATGGCCCCGAACACAGCTGCCTTCAACCAGCTCGCCGAATCCACTGAGTACCATGGGAACCTGAACATACTGGACCCGGTAACGGCAAACCCGTGGAGGGAGACGCCCTGGCGTTCACACATGTTAAAGCACCTATCATAGAACCTGTACGTGACCGCAGTGGACCAACCGGACCCCAATGTGCCGAGGCCGATGAGCTTGTGTCCTCGGTCAATGTACCTCTGTATCCAGTCTAGGGAGCTGTCACCATGGAATACTGGTACCGGTCGAAGGCCCTTCCGCTCCAGTAGCATCTGCATCTTCCAGCAGGCCGACGCGTCCCGCACGTAGTCGAGATTGACATAGAAGTCAAATGCTTTGCGCCGGGTCTTCACCCACTTGGCATAAGTGGAAGCGAACCGGTCGACAAGGTCGAGATCGTCACTGGCAAGGAGGTTCCGGAACGAGAAGGCGCCTGAGTCCAGGAGAACCCGGATACCGTTGCTTTGACAGTACGCCAAGGTCTCGGACGCCATCTTCATGTAGATCTCAGACCCTTCACCACAGTAGGCATAGGACAAGCAACGAGCGTCCCAACCGGTCAAGTCGTGGAGCTCCTTCTCCCGGATGTTTTCTTCGGCGAAGTGGCGGAAGCCGGAGAAGTAGAGTACGGGATGGGTATCGCTCTCCTGAGGACCCTTCCAATCACTTCCCATCGTATTCGATTTTGATGTTGCCTTCTTCATCGTCAATAAACCTCCATGTGAATCCGTTCGCGTCCTCGCGGCGTAGTTGCCCCATATAGCGTCGGTGATCGTCCACACCAATGGCGTCCATGTACTTGTTGAGTTTTTTGTAGGTCGTACCAGCGTGGCACTTCTTGAAAATGGCCTCGAGGATTGTACCCTTGCGATAAGGAGTAGCCTGCCACTTTGCGGTCCGCTTCTCCCGGTCGCTCATAACCCTCTCACTCTTCAGCCGGTCAATGACTAATTGCCTGTGTTCCGTTGCAAGTTCCATAGCTAAGTCAATCTCCCCTGAAATGAATTGTGGACACATGAACCGGTCCCGGCAGAACATCGAGCACTCCGGAGACTCCTGGTCAAATGCATACCCGGTGTCGCCTTGTTCCTTACCGAAGCAGGACTCGGACAGTGGTTTTTTGCGTAGTGCAACATAGCAGTCGTAGCAAGTGTGCGTCTTGGCAAAGTACAAGTAGGAAGACACATCGAGCAGGGAGTACTTGCGTTTACACTCCAAGCACAAAAGTGTCTTGGCCCCACTATACTCTTTCGACATTAACCTCACCGGAGCCGCACAACATAAAATCATCGGTCGAGCAACCAGTCACACGACGCAAACGTTTGACTTCAGGTAGGAATGGGGAGTAGTCTGGCCGGCCGCGTTGACGTTGGAAGAAATACAGTTGAATGAAATTGCGCAGGGCGGGGGAAGCCAGTTCGAGGAACCGGCTGACACGGGTTTCCGCCTCTGCTTGCTCAGTAGTACCAGGAGCCTCCCGTTCGAGCTCCTTACAACTCTCGTCCTCAATACTGACGATGTGAGTGAACCTTGTGTAGACCCGCAGCTGCTTCAACCGGTCTCTCATGGTGTTCTGGACGACGGTGTACACAAATGTCGAGTCCTTTGCCCTGGCCGGGTCGTAAAGGTGCCACTTGCGGTACACCTTTATCCAGGCCTCAGAGGTCAAGTCGCCCACGTCAATCCAGCGACGGTGGCACGCAGGCATATCCCGGTACGCCTCATTACAAATCTTCCGGACGAGTCCTTGGAGCCGGTCCATGGTCAGTGGGTTGATCTCTATAATCGGTTTTGCCAGTGTTGCCATTCAGTTGATCTCCTCTATGGTGCACACACCTTTGAAAAGTGCGGATTGTAGTGAGCTGACATGGTCGAGGTCATACCGCTCACAAAATTCCTGGAATCGTTGGCGCTGAAGGTACTGCCGGGCCTTGGTCATACGCCGTTTGCGGAACCTTCGGACGTCCTCAATGACCTTGGTACAGTAGGCTTCAGAACCCTCTGGAAGCAGCGGGTAGTCTGGTGTGCGTGGGATGGTGGTGAGTTGGTAGTCCTTTCGGATGTTCTCCCACTCCTGAGCGAGTCTGCTTGCCAAGTCCTCTTTAATGGTGGGTAGGGGCTCGTGGTCACTGTAGTTCTTTAAGGATGGGTTAACACCTGCGTTGATCATGTCCAAGGCCCTGACCGGCCCGACACCGGCTAGCCCCTTGATGTTATCGGAGCTGTCACCAGCCAGAGCCTTCAGCCATGGGACCTTCTCGGGTGGTACACCGAATTCTGTCTCAACACCTTCAGGGTCCAACACATTCAATTTGCCCTTCTTCGGTACAAGGCAGTACACCTTTTTGCCGTCTGGTAACTGGAACATGTCCCGGTCGTTGGAGAGGCAGTACACATTAGAGCACCGCTTGTCCGTCGACAAGGACCGGGACAGGATACCGATTACGTCGTCAGCCTCCAGCCGGGGGATTGCCACCTGTTTGAACCCGAGGATGCTTATGAGTCTTAGCAGCTTTGGGATCTGCTTGAAACAGTCCAGAATCGAGTCGCTGGGTTCCGCGTGGCGGTTTGCCTTGTACGAGTAACAGAAGTCCCGGCGCCATGTGCGTTCTTTGTTGGGCCAGTCCTTGAACTTTTTACCGGGTATCATCATCCCCTCCCAAACAATCACAATATCCGGGTCCGGGATCACGTTTGGGATGGTTGTCAACATGGTGGGGAAAGCGTGGAGCACCGAGGTCGGGAACCCCGATGAGGACTTCAAAGCTGCGTTTGGAAAATGGGCGCGGAACAGGAAATTCTTACCGTCCACCAGGACCACTGGTCGTCTAAGCATTTGCCACCTCTCTTTTCATTCTCATTGCCAGGCGCCATGTCAGGGGCTGTATGTCCCGTGCGGTCGCCTCCAGTTGCCTGGCGGTCATTTCATCAGCCTGAGCTGGTGGTAGAGGGTACGGAACGCTGACTTGGAACCGGGCTTCCGCCAACCTCCCGGCTATCTTCAACATCCCAATGATACCAGCTTTGTCCGGGTCCGGCCAAAGGACTAGGTCCCGGTGGCCCGCGGTGCGCAGCTGGTCGATGATCCCATCTGTAATGGAAGAGCCGAGAATTGCGGCTGACGGGCGGCGGAGGTGGAGCTTGATGGCCATGGACTTGAAGCAGCCCTCGGCCAGGATTACTTGCTGGTACTGAGTGGCACGTTTGAGACCCCAGATCGACTTCATACCGGTACTATTGAGGTACTTGGGTTCGCCGGTGCCAGTCCAGTCCCGGGCCACCACGCCAAGGAACTCGCCCTTGAAGATGACCGGGATGATGATGCGGTAAGCGAGCCAACCAGAGAGGGACGCGCCGAGGTAGTATTTGCGGATCTGTTTGCGCGTAACACCCCGGTCGAGGAGATACCGCTTTGCCTCCCAAAGCAGATCATCGTTCTTGTTGACCCCGTCAAGGAGGGTGTAGTACTCAGGCAACTCAGGAGCCCTGACTTTCGTTTCCTCCTCGTCCGGCAAACCCACAATCTCGACGTCGCCCATATCCAAACGGCGCAGGATCTTGGTGAGAGTGCCATGGGAGGATCGCCAGTTACAGGAACCCCGGAAACACTGGGCCAGCCCTTTGCGGTAGTTGAGACCGAGACGAAATTCATCGTCATTGCAGAACGGACATTGCATCCAAATCTCATTGGCCTTGTCCCGTCTGGTGAATCGTACACCTTTACCGGCAATAGCTTGTAAGAAGTTCATACGTCCACGTCCTCCTCCTCCTCTGAGTACTCGCTTTGCTGGTTCTGCTTCATGGCTAACAGGGTCGCGTCCCGGTCGTAGAACATACCGCGGTCGAGGTCAGTCATGATGTTGAAGCTCCAACCTGAGCGGCCGCCCTGCTTCTTCTTTGCCACTGTGAGGGTCAGGGAGTCCGGCCCCCATTCACCACCACCAACGCCGAGGCAGAGATGGGCGGCCCGCATCTTGAATTGGTCTTCGGCTGCGTGCTTACCGGTCACCTTCTTGAGGTCGGTGGCCTCCCGGTTCGCTTGGGCGGCGGTCCAGAAGTACACACCGTATTTGCCTGCCAGGACTTCGATGTGCTTGTACAGGTCTTCAAACTCATGGCGGAGGTCGTTGCGTTGGCGAGGTGGTTTGATCTTGGCGTCGTAGTCGACAATGATCACGTCCGGGGAGAACCCGTTGTCCTTCTCCTGGACGATCATGTCCTCAATCATTTGGATGGTCCACCAGTCCATTGTGCCATCCACGACGCGTAGATGCCCCCGGATGAAACGTTGAAACCTCCGCCACTCGTTGCGCAGCCGGTTCGGCATCTTGGCAAGTTTGCGGGAGGGAAGGATGCTGACCAGCGAGTCCATACGGTCCTCAAAGATTTCGAGAGGGTCCTCGAGGGTGAAGTACAGCACATTCAACTTCTGGATGACGGAGGCGAAAGCCAACCACAGCAGGAAGGCCGACTTGCCCTTTCCGTATGGCGCCAAGACCAGTCCGATCCCACCTCTGCCAAAGGTGTCTGACTCAATGTCGAACGGGTCGATGAGAAGGCTGGGGTTCCTGTTCGGCCCGGCAGTTGTGCGCCGTAGGATACGCTCCTCGAGACGTTTGTCATCGAAGAACGAGACTGGCTGCCGAGCACCCCGGTCAATCATGACGGCGTCCTTGGCAATTTCCAACCAGCGTTCCGTCGTAAGGGCGTCGGACCCCTGAAGGTCCAGTAGTTCCTCCATCGCGCCCGCCATGGATACTTGCTGTTTGAAGTCCTTGACCTTGGCGGATATGGAACTATAAGTGGGTTCGAGTTTGAGTATGTTCCTAGCAGTCCGTAGAAGCCCCTTCTTACGTGGTAGTCCTAGGCGGGCTTCCCTTGCGTGCTGCCGGAGTAGGCCAGTGATCTCGGTGTTGGCCGGCTCACGGTACTCCTTCCAGTACTCAAGGGCTTTGGTCGCGGTAGCCCAGACGTCGTTCCCATCTCGGCTTCCGGTTCGTGGTTTGAAATCGTCGGGTCCTAGGATGTCCCCAAACTTGCGCAGGAAGGCCCGGTCTGTGAGAACCATGTTTGCCAGTAGGCGCATGAACTCTGGGTCTTCGAAGTACGAATTGTCAGCCAATGGTGAACTCCCTGCAAAGCCGACCGGCATAACAGCTCTGGTGTCGTAGGTACTCTTTGTCCCGTTCAGTTAGCGCCAAGGGTTCCAGCGGTAGGGGCGGCGGGACAACAATGAGGATGCGTCCTTCATCTTGTCCTTCAGGCGGTTGAGATTTTCGAAGTAGTCGTCTGCAATCTGGGCTGGGTTGTCGTAGTCCAGTTTCCCCAGTGTCACCAGAGCCGACAGTTGCTTCAGGCGCTCTTTTGCTTTCCATGCGTTTTCATCTCCCGTGGACAGGGCCTCACTCGCCACCTTGAGCGCCTGTGGTCCGGTCAAGTTTGCAATCCGGATACCGAGACGGTCACTGTTCTGGCCTGTCCGCTTTCTATACTTGGCAAGCACTACCCTCAGGATGTCGTCCAGGAGGAGGTGCTCATCTATCAAGAGGGTTCGCAGGTTCAACAACCGAGCTCGATTGTCATCCCCCATGGCAAAAAACCGAAATTGTTTCTGACTGGTGCTGTCTTCCATCTCCCGGATCACATCAGCAATGCAGCCCTCAACTTTGAGCTGCCACTGGTGAGCAACCTTCTCAAGGTTGTTCATAGCACGTCTGCGCATCTTCCGGACCGAGTCTGTGACGAAACTGTTCTCAGAAATTTCCATGAATCCTTTCACCCTCACTGGTGAGTCAACTCCAAACTACCGCGGGTACCGTCTGCTGTCAAGGACTAAATTTCTTGGCCCTCACGAACATGGTACGGGGCAGAAGTTAGTCACCGTGGATGTCTGGATTTGCTTCGTGGCTGAAGGCGTGCCACTTGGCAAGCTCATGATGGTAGACCTCCCGAGCAGCCCGCTGTCCTGCTTGGTACCGGACCAGCTTGGCGTGTAGCTCCTCAGCAGCAGCCTGCTTCCGTTCGCGTCGTCGTTTGAGCCAGTCCTTGATCCACATGATCTATGGTACGGGGCAAAACCGGTTGTGCTTGTTCACCCTCTTCAGCAAATAAAATCCTGTTCGGGGCGACCCGCCCCTTTGACATGCCTTGCCGGAACGAAGTGGAGGTCTAGGTATGGCATCTCAAGGACCTGGAAACTTAACCTGGAATTACTATCCTTATACCATATCCCCCCCGGCCCCTTACGGGCCGTCACCCCCCTTTTCCCTCTACTCCCAGCGCCGGACCCCAAATCCCGGCAAGTGCCCCGATTTACAGCAACTTCTCCGGGTTCAGTTTGCCGGTCCGCAAAACCCGTTTTAACTGTCTTTCGGCCAAAGCATACAGCTCGGCAGCACCTACTGAAGCCTTCCTGATCTTCACGGTCACACCCAACTTCTTCAGGGCTTTCCGACGGTTCTCGGTGGACTTGAGAAGTCGGTTGGATTTGAGGGGCTCACCGGCCGGTCTCCGGTCACCCACGTCGAAGTAGATTAGC